AAACTCAACAACCATATATACAATTGTTACAAATGACGCATAAGTCATCAAAACATCCCATGTTATAAATTCATTCATTTAATTCACCTCTCATTTTAATCCTAATTTTATTGTTAAAAATGTAATTATTGCACCAATTAGACCTCCAATTACATATCCCCAAATAGAATCTAATTTTTTTGCTGGTTTATTTTCTATTTCTACAACTCTTTTATCAATTTTATTTACGTCTTCCCTCATTGCTTTCATTTCGGTAGCAATTTCTTTTACTGACACAGTTAATTCATATATATTATCTAATTTGCTTTCTAAAGTATCTAACCTTTTTGTATTTGATTTTGAGCGTTGTTCTGCTTCTACTATTTTTTCTATATATTTTTCTTCCATACTATTTTCCTTAATCTATTGCTTCTACTGTTATATATGCGAAATTTCCACCACCTAAAGTTAATGTTCCTTCTATTGCAGAAGTTATTTGCATTTTGATTATATCTCCTTGCGTTACAGGGATTAAAACAGGTGTAATATTAGAATTTTCTCTAATATCAGCTGTTAAATTATATATTCTATTTACAGCCATAACTTCTGAATTTTTTAATATTTTAAATTGAATATAAGATGTTGTTGTAACACTAAAAACAAATTCAAAATTTAAATTTACTTTTATATAATTAATTCCTGCACCTATTACAACTTGCCCATTTTCGTTAACCGACAATTTATTACCTTTCTGTGAACTTATTATTGGAAAACTAACATCATAACCTTGCCATGCTGTTACATCAAGTGTATTTTCAGTTCTTTTAATAGTTAAACAATTCTTTGTATTTGTTTCATTGATAGCTTCTACCAAGCTTTCTTTGGTTTCAGTATTTAAATCAGTTAATTCCCCGATATTAATACTATTCGTATATATTCCATTTTCTATTTTATTTAAATTATTTGCATTTATTGGTGTTTTTGTGCTTGGTGAATTTTCCCATTCAGTTTTTATGTATGCCATTTTATATCATTCCTTCCTAATTTAGTTTCCAAGAAATTTCATCGCTTTTGCCGAGTAATGTGGCTTTTAAATCTCTATAGACAGATGTTTTTTTCAAATAAAATTTTATATTAGCACCATCAGAAATATGAAATATATTACTTGTAGAAGCTTCTCCCATTACACTATAACTTACACGATGTGTAGTTAAATCTGTACTACTGACGCAACTTACACCTATATTGTATATTCCACTTTCTACTGTATCCGTAAATCCCACTAAAGTTGTTGCAAATATTAAAACTGCTCTTGTAAATTTAGTAAAAGTCATTTCCGCAATTAATACTCCATCACTTGCACCATCACCTTTAGCATTATAAACTTTATTTATTTTATTATAAGTTTCATTTATTGCTTCTGTTGTAGATGCTTTATTAGTTGTAACCAAACCAGATAAATCACCAATGTTATTCGTATTCTCATCAATAGCACTTTCTATATTATCTTGCATATTGTTAAATGTAGTTGCGTTTAAATCTGTTCCACCTGTATATGTTCCATCTTGAACTTCGTATTCTGTTTCATTTATTGTTACATAAGGCTTTTTTGCAACTTGCGTGTCTTCAAATGTTATTTTTTGCATTTGTTATCATCTCTTTCTACAATATATTTTTGTAATTTTAATAAGTCCAATATATCAACTTTACCATCGTTATTTATATCATGTTTATTTTTAAACGTATTTATAAAAATAAGCAAAATTATAACAAATACCAACAATAAATTTACAATACTGTGAATTTTATTACTTTTCATTTTTTAACACCTCTATTTCATGCTTTAAGTCATCTATCATTTGTTGTTGTTCTTGTATTGCTTTATAAGCAACTGCTATCATTGAATATAAATCTATTCCATCATTATTTTGCGTTGTAATTTCTTTTTTGTATCTATATTTGTTTCCAATTACTATTCCTATGTGTTTTTTTTCTTTATCATTTTGTGTTTTAAAGTGATACTTATAAATATCTGTATTTTTTACAATATCTAATCCATTGTTAAACTTTTCAAAATTTTTCTTCAAAGTTGCTCTTGAACTGTTTGAAATGTTATTTGCGAATACATCTCCCACAAAAACAAATCTGGAAGCTTGTGAAGAAAAGTAACAAGCTTTCTGATTACTGACATTCCAAAACTTTCCATATATTCCAAGTATTCTAGTATTATCACTGGAATATACTAATTCTAAGGAGTTATTATTACTCATATATCCATTGTTGTCAGTACCAATTTGCAATTTAATGTTTTCTGTTGTGCCTGTAAAATATGAACCTTTTATTGTGCTACCTTCGATTGTTCCTTTAACATTTACATTTCCGGAATCATCAACTTTAAAGTTTTTAGTATCTATGGTTCCGTTTTCCAAATTTATTTTTGTTCCGCTTGTATTTGAAACATAATTTTTTGATTGAATATTCCCACTTTTGATATTATCAGCATTTAAATTAACAACATTGACTTTTGTAGCATCTATATCACCTGTTGTAATATTTGAACCATTTATTATTGTGCTTCCCTTGTCTTTTAATTTGGAATTAGTAAATTCTGCAATAGCATCTACATCTAATTTGCCAGATTGTATTTTAACTTTTTCTGGGGAAAGATTTATAGAAGATATTATTTCATCACTATTTGTTTTTTTGGAAACTTCCATATTAATTTCTTCTTCAGCTAATTTTAATTCAGTTTTTGTTGCGAAAGCATCTGTATAAGCATTTTGAATATTGTAAGTTACTTCATAATTTAAATTAAAGCTTTCCATATAAATTTTGTTGTAACCTTTATATAATTGAATATTAAATTCTTCTATTTCTTCAATGGATTCATTTGCTAATGGGTGTTTGTTTTCATCTAGTCTTCGTATTATATAAGCATGATCCTTTTCTAAAATAAACTCATCATAAATGTTTTCAGTATAATTTAATTCGAAATATGGTAATTGAATCTTTTTTGTTTCGCCTTCACCCTCGATAATTAAATAACTATCCACAAGGTATAAATCTTCTGATGGATATAATCCTTCAGTATTTTCAATGAAACTTTGAGCTTTTGAAACACCACTTTTAGATATTCCACATTTTGAACTTTGTTGTCCCAATTGTTCTTCGGATGGAAATAAATAATGAATATCTCCGTAAAATTTCAATTTTGTTAATCCATTTTCATATGAATTTTCGGTTTCAACATAGTTAACTCCAGTTTTTGTTTGCGTTAAACTGTTAGTTTCAATTAAAGCTGTTATTTGTTTTTCTTGTTTGTTAACATCAATCTGCACATTGGCCAATGCTTCAGCTAAACTAATATCTTGTTTATTTTTGATTTCTTGTTCTGTTAAAGCAGGGCTTTGGATAACGCTTGAAAAAGTTCCATCATAAGTAAAATTATGTTTTAACACATAAGTGTCAAAATATTCTGTATCACTTATATAGATTCTTATTTTATTTCCAAGTTTTAAAAATGGTTTTCCATAATATGTTGTTAATTTGCAGTCTACATATTTCATGCCTTTAACTCTGCTCCAAATAGAATCAATCGCCTGTTGTCTTAATTCGGCATTATGCAATATATAATCATCGCTAATAGTTATTGAATGTTCACCATTTAATTTGATACTTTCTTCGTCTTTAATTGTTACATTTTCATCATCAATTTGACTATTTTTAATAATCAAACAATTAATGGGTCCACATATAACCTCTCCACCTTCAACACTGCTATAATCACTTTTATAAAAAATATAATCAGGTTCTTCATTTTGACTTAACCAACATAAATCAATTTCATTTGTATCATTATCTATATCAACAAATGAACAAGATATTTTTGCAATAGTTTGCAATACTGTTCTATTCTTTTCTCCATTTGTGAATGGATTTGCAACAATAGGAATTGTACTATTAATAAATTCTAACGATTTTGGTGTTAACCCCAAATTAGTACATACATCTGCATATAAGTCTGATAAAGTCTTATCTCCTGTAGAATAATTAATATTGCATACATACTTGCTATCAAGATTTGTATATAAATCAGAATATGCTGTTATTTGACTCATATTTGCTGTTATTTCGTTATTTGGGCGTTCTACTCTATATTTTCCTGTATTAATATATTCGTTGCTTAAATCAGCGTATTTTACGCCAATTTTGGCATATATTGATTTATCATTTAAATTGCTTTGTATTGCTACAAATTTTGCTTTTAAACATTTTGAATATACAGAACCAATAATGTTACCATCTACATAACAACCACTATCTATTTCAAAACTTTGTAAATTATCTGATTGTGATATTGGTGTATCTATACCATCTACTACTATTTGACCTAAACGATTTGCGTTTGCTCGATTTTTACATTCATTTATAAAATTTGTACTTATCATATCCCACCTACAATTCTATTACTGCTTGAGATGCAGGATTATATAATTCTATAATTCCATCTGGTGTTATATATGGAAGCATGGATTGTGCAGTTCTATCTCCACGATAACAAGTTATATTTTGCCATTTTTTAGTAAATGGGTTTAGGAAATCTACACTTAATGTTGGAGCTTTTATTATTTCAGCATAGAAGTCTACAACTTCATCATCTGTAAGTGGTCTACTTACTAAATCAATTCTCCATTTAGTGTTTATTACATTAAGTACCATAGTACCATCTGCATTAGTAACGTCACGACCACTATTTTTAGATACGTCATACCAAGATATTTTTGTATTGTTTGATAAATATTTAGATATATCTACACCATTTAATTTAATTTTCGATACTACTAGTACAGGACCTGCTAGTACATATTTATAGCCATTTGCGGTAAATTCTTTTATCATAATTTCACCATCTTTCAATTTTCCCTTTGAAAGAAAGTGCTACACATGTTATAATAATGTTAACTTGCTAGTACAGAAGTTTAGAGAGGAGTATATATGAAAAAGGTACTATTAATTCTTGCTTGTTGTATGTGTTTGTGTGGTTGTGAAAATAAGGAAGAAGAATTTAAACGAACAGAATGCATTAATCAATCTAAAGGAGAAGTTACAATATGGACACTATTCCACGATAGTAACAAAATTTATAAAATAAAACGTGAATCTAAGAAATACTACAACACTTTATCTGAACTAAAAGAAGCAGAGCAATCCGCAAATGAGCATTACAATTTTATGAAACAAAATTATGAGGAACAAGGCAATAATGTATCAATTAACATTGCAAAATCTGATCATTCATTAATTCAACAAATTGCATATGATTGCAAGGAAAATGGTTTCTTTGCTAACGTTGGGTGTAATTACCAAGATGAACTAAATGAATTTGAAAACGACCTCATAAGTTACACTTGTATAGAAAGAGAATAATTAACAAAAATTTTAATATGTCGGTATATTAACAGGGCAAACACCAGTTTGCTTTGTTTTTTGATTTATACCGTTTATTGCTGTATCGACTATTATTCCTTCGTCAGCATGAACATTAATTTCAGCTATTCCTCCACCATTAAACTGACTCATTGCACTGAATACTGCACTATATATAGAACTAGCTATTTGTGATTTATTTAATATTTCTGTTTTACCATTTGCATTTCCTAGTATTTCTGGACCATTTTCTCCAGCAAAAACTAAACTTCCATGACTTGGAGCACCACCATTTTCATATTGAGGTATATCTTTCCATGAATTACCAGAAAATATTCCACCATTCTTTTTGAATAGTGTGCTTAAATTAATATTAATACCTAATTTTTTAAATGGTTTTTGTATTTTTTCTATTAACTGATTAACTACACTTGTTGCTTTGGTAGTATCTGCACTTAAACCTGAACCCAATTTAACTCCATTTAATTTTAGTTCGTTTTTTACTCCTTCTAAATTTTTCCTAACATCTGAATCTACTCCGTAACCTAGTTTAGATAGATTAGCGTTTATTTTATCATAAAGTTCATAACTTTCTTTTGAACCAAATTCTTTAGAATTTACTAAATTTGTTAAAATATTATTTAGGTATGTTGCATAACTATCTTTTAATTCTTTCATGCTAGATGCTTTGCTTTGATTTACTGCTTTAATCGCTTCTGCAGCACGTTTATACTCTTCCGATTCTTCGCCATATTCTCTCTTCATTTTTGCAGCATGTTCGCTTATAACATCTAAATTGTTTTTTGATGTGGTTTCTATTTCTTGCATTCCTGCTTCGTATGTATTTGAGGCGAGGTTAATTGAACTTTCTAATTCATCATAGCTTTGTGCTGAAAGATCAACATTACCAGCCAAATTTTCAAAAACCACTTTTTTCTTTGAAACTAAATCTGCCGTGTTGTTAAACTCGTTGTACATATTAGTTAACTCTTTTACATATTGTTCTTGAGTTATTTTTCCATGTTTTAGTTTTTCATCTAAATCAACAATTTTATTAATATAGTCCTCTGTATATCCTTGTTCAGCAAGTTGTTGTTTTTTTGCGTCTGTTATAATTTGTTGTGTTAATTCATCTGACATTATTCCCTGTTCTTTATATTTAAGAACTATTTTTGTAATTGCATCTACTGTTGCTTGCCCACTGTTTTCTGACGCTGTTCTCATTGTTTCAAGTGAAGAATTTATTTTTGATATATCATCAGCCGTCACAGAATATTGATCAGTATTCATTTGAGCAATTAATATGCCCATACTTTCATTTGCGTTTTTATATGCTGTATCATTTCTTTCTATTAATTCTGTATAACTTTCTATACTTGCAAGATTGCCTGTTATTGTTCCTACATATTCTTTAAAAGCATCTGTATAGCTTGTAATATTTATTCCTTTATCGCTAAATAAGCTTTCGCCAAACACCATTTGATTTATTAAATCTTTGTTTTCTTGATAAGCTTTAATAACTGCTTTCAACTCTTCATCGCTAAAAATATTTTTATAATCTTTTATGCTATTATGTATCATATTAGCAAGTTCTGTATTTCCATCTTTTAGAGCTTTTTCATACATTGCAATTTGTTTCATATAACTTAAGCCTAAATTTTCAAGATTTGCTTTATTTTGAGTGTCAACTTGACTTGCTGTCGAGAATATATAATCCCATGATTCAAATAAATCTTTACCATCAGTAAATTGTTTGTACCAATCAGTTTTTGATACTAATTCAGCTAATCCCAAACCACCTGCTACGGCAATACTCAATTTTCCAAAATTTGTTCCAGCTATTGTTTTTATCACATTTTTAATATTTTTTAAATTAGTAAATATTTCTCCAAGTTTTTTTATCAATTTATAGCCTATAATTGTTTTTATTATTATATCTGCATGATCTAAAGCAAATGTTACAACATCTTTTATTTTTTTTGCAAAATCCATTATTTTTTTGAATCTTGTTTCACCATCTTTTAATTTAAAATTAACCTCTCCAGTCAATGGATCTATTTCTTTTGTAAACCCTAACCATTCCATTATTCTATCTCTAATTTCTGTAGCTTTCATTCGTACTTTATCCATACCATTGTCATAACCTGTTATGGCATCTAATAATCGTTGGTCTATTCCACCACTTACAGATGTACCACTACCACTATTGTTATTTTCATTGATATTGTGAATTTCATCAAATCCTAATGTTTGCCTTTTTAATTCTTTTACTGCTTTACTAGCATCATCTGCACTATCTGCAATTCCATCATAAATACCCTCTTGGCTTGCTATACCGGAATTGTAATCTTTTAATTCGATACCAAACATATCTGCAATTGCTTTTGAGACTTCTTTAATTACCATTAGTATTGCATTTGCATATGGTAATATTTTAGAAAACGTTCCTATAAAGAGACTAGATAAAGCAACTTTTGCTTCTACTAATTGCTGTCTAAATATTTTCAATTGGTTTGAAGGAGATTCAACAGTATTAGCAAAGTCACCCATTGCTATTTGTGCTTGCTTCATTGTTGCTAAATATCTTAATATTTCTTTTTCTGCTTGAGACATATTTTTTACAGATTCTGTTATTCCTAACGATTCAGCTATTGGTTGTAAGCTAGATTGAGTAACATCAATTCCATAGCTTCTTAAAGGTTTTGTTTGTCCAGCATACACCCCTGCTCTAATTGCCTCTGCTGTTGTTTTTTCTGTTTTGTTATATAAAGATGCTAAATCATAAGTTAATTTAGTCATCGTCTCAGACATTATAGATGAATACTTATCTTCTATACCGACAGTTTCACCCATTGATTCAAATATACCTTGCATATATAATGTCTGTGTTTTATTAGTTCCAAATGCTTCATTTAATTTATATTGAAATTGTAAAGCAGATTTACCTAATTCAGAAAACATCTGTTTTCCATTTTTTTCAGTATTATCAAACACAACATTAAATAAGTTTAACTGTTCTGTATAATCGACCGCTTCATTCATCCAACCTAATGCAGTTGTTGTTAATCTTTTAACGCCTGCGAATGTAAAAATTTTTTTAAAAGCATTTCCAAGTTTATCAGCACTACTAGTTGCTTTATCTGTTGATTGTTTTAATTGATTAACATTTTTAGTAGCATTTGTTGTCGTTTTATTTATGCTCGATTCTGCTTTTTTTTCAATACTACCTAACTCTAAATATATATTTGTTAATACATTCTCAACATTAGTTAAACTTTTTACTAAACTTTCAACACTTGCTTTTGCTTCTTGTGCTTTTGATTTAATTTGTAATTCTAATGTTTGTGAATTATCCATTTATTTTTTCACCTACCTCTTCGGTTGTTCCCTTTTTGGTAGCGCTATTTTTTCTTATTGCATTTACTTGAGCAATTCTTGCCTTTACATCTGCAACATTCATTTCTATTCGTTTTTTCTTTTGCTCTTCAGTAGCTTCTGCCCTTTCTTCAAAGCCGTATGGTTTTTCAGAATATTTAACTTTTTGTTTGCTGAAAGCATTACATAAAGCAACTGTTATAGCTTCATGAAAGTATGCTCCTTGTAGCCACGCATTATTATTAAATATTTCTTGTTCAGTTTTTATCTTTTCAAAATAAGAAAAACGGTATGCCCAGAATAGGTCTGGGTCATCTTCCCAAAACTCTTTCACAGACATACCGTATGTGATTGCCATAGGTAACAAATTATAAAACCAATCTGTTAAGTTTTTATATTGTTTGCCTTTTTCCTCTTTGTCGTTGTCTATTCCCCGATTATCTCTAGTTCCTCGTCGTTCTCCTTCGAGTCTATATCGGCTAGGGCACGCATAAAAGCTTGGTATTCCTCAATTCCAAATTTAACAACTTTTGCTGCTTTTTTACCACTTTGTTGATATGTATCCATTAACTTAAGTGCCAAATTTGGATTTACATCTTTATGATTAGCAATAAACAAACTTGTCCATATTAAATCATAAAATGTAATTGGTTTTCTATCAAACTCTTCAATACTAAATCCCATAGCTTCAAGCCATTTAATACTATCTCTAGTCATTTCTAAAGTATAATCTTTATCATTTATTTTTAATTTTAATTTTCTCATTGTTTTTCCCCACTTCCTTTAATTATTCAGTTGCTATTAATGCAGTAACTTCTGTTGATGTTTTATCAGCAATTTGTGTACTTGGAACTGTATGTAATGTACATTCAATTACACCACCAACTGATACCTCATTCTTCCAAGTTTGACAAATACCTGTATATAAAGCACCTGTTCCATCTGGATATTTAATTAAAATATCTTTTGCTGTATTATCACATACTGTTTTTACAGCTGTTAAATTTGCTTCACTATAGTTATAAGTAAAGTCCATATCTCCAGTATCAGGTCTATCTGGAATATATACTTTTGATAGATCACTTGAAGTTGTTATTTCAACTGTTCCACCTGCTTGTCCAGTTGCTGGAGCACCTTTAACTGCTACTAATTTTTCTTTTGGGAATTTTGTTTCAGCTGTTTCTTTTATTCTGATTTCAATACCTAAATCTAACATTATTTATTCACCTCTCATTGTAATTTCCCTTACAATTTGAAGTGCTACATTCGTTTAATTTGGATAAATAACTAAATTATCTAATCCATATTTTGTATCTAATTTTCCAGTTATTTTAACTATATTTCTATGTACATTAGAATCAGTATTTAATGCATCTAATTCTGTTTTAATGGTTACATGATAATTGTTTTTAAAATAATCAACTACTTGTTCGGTAACTTCATTACAAATAGTTCTTTTTGATGTTTTTCCACTTGCCATTGAATAAACATTTATTTCAATACCAAATGTATAAGTTTCTTCTCCGTAACTTAAATTATTATATTTATTAGTTACTGGAAGTAATTTAACTGGCACTATAGGAAATACTTTGCTTTGTTGTGGCATTGCTTTTGTAACTGTTGGTTTATATATTGATTTTTCTTCAACATATTGTTTTAATTCTGGAAAGATTTTATTTTCAAATATATTTTCAACTATCAATATAAATCACCTACTGTCTTTCTTATTTCAACGTCAACTATGTTTCCTATTTCGTTTTTAATATCTTGAAATGCACTGTAGAACATATGTCTACTTGGCAAGCCTTTAGTCCAACCATAAGTTCCATCTTCTTTAGGATATAGCCAACCTTCTTCGCCATGTTCATTAACATCATATTTCCACGACTTAAAAGGTCCATCTGGATTAGGATGTGGGTTATTAGAGCCTACAATTCCTGTACCCATTTCATTAAAGATAATTACCATATCATTAGTCCATACTCTACCACTCTTTGCATTATCGTCATATTGCCACTGTATTTGGCTTGTATGATTAGAAATACCATTCGCATAGCAATACTCTAATACTTTGTTATACATCATTTCTGTGGCATATTTAACAGCATTATCAATGCCTTTTGAATAGGCTTCTTGATATTTATTTAGAAACTTTTTTGCTTCCTCTAGACTTTTCTTCGATAGTTCCATCGTTAGAAGTGTTTTCATCTTTTGATTTATCCTCTTCTATTTTTTCTTCTTCGACAAGTTTATAACCTGCTTTGATAAAGTCATTTCTTGTTTTTTCGTCAAAAACTACTATTCCATTTGTAAATTTGTACATATTGCACCTACTTTCTTAACCCCATTAAACTTGCATTATCAACACCAATACTAATCTCGCACATTTTCTTTGTTATTTCTTTTTGTAACATTTCCGGTGTTATTATCAATGGTTCTAAAATTGATTGCATCGCATCAATACTAGATTTTTTGTTTATTTTATCTTCATCTATATATGCACATACCATTGTTTTATTTTTACAAGTTTCATTTTTAGGACATTTCATACATTTAGGATTTGTAAAACTGATTGTTTCCATATAATCCCTACTTTCCTGTAAGTTTTTCAAAATATATAATTATAACTGAATTACCATCTCTTGGTGGTAATAATCTATAGTTAGCATTATCTCCATGTTCTTCTTCTCCTTCTGGTGTAACACCATCAAGATAAGCTACATCAAATTCTTTAAAATGGCCTTGATATGATATAGGGATAACTGCTTTTTTCATAATGCTTGCTTTTTCTCCAAACTCTGCAATATCGGCATCGGTATTAACTGGTTGATAATTAAATTTATATGGTTCACTATTTGGTTTTTCATATACATTAATTTCATTACCTTCAATGTCTGGTTGTGTGCCAATTTTACTTGCTATATAAACATCTTTAACCCAGCTTTTAGGGTTAGCTTTCACACTTATCATTTAGGAATACCTGCCTTTGGAACTAGTTCTCCTAACAAATCGTTTGATAATAGAGATGTTAAAAATTGAACTGACAATCCATTTTCACTGTAAGATTGATATCCAACTCTTTCCATAGCTTTGTATAATTCAATAGCACATCTTGTTTGCCAATTTGCTAATCGTTTGTTGTTTTCAGCATCTATTGTTGTTTTTGTTAAATCATAAGGATAAAGTGTATTTAGAGCCACAATTTCTGCGTCATCTAGTTTTAATTTAAACACTTCATCTTTTGTGTCATCAGCTACATCGCCTAAGACTTCTAGTCGCATTTTCTTTAATTGTTCTTCTTGACTCATAAATACACTTCCTTACTTAAAAAGTTATATTAAGCAGTAACTGCTTTTGTATTAACTGGATTTGTTGTAGTATTAGTTACATTAACTTTTACTTCCTTAGATGGTTTAGTAAATGCTGTATTTAATCCAGTAATTTTTCCGTGGAACCATTCTGGGCCGTGATCTAATCCAATTTGACCAAAGATTTGATATTTAGTACCTGCTCCTGTTTTTGCTAATTCTTCTAAGAAGAAGTTACCTTTACCTGGAACTGGTTGTTCTACTGGCCCAATTACTGATGGATTAATTGCTAATACTGTTCCTGCTGGAATAAATTCGCCTATTGCTAAATGAACTGTTGTTCCAACTGGTAATATTAAATCTCTTATTTGAATTCCATAGGCACTCATATAAGCTTCTCCAATTGGCATTTTCATTTCTATAGCATCACCATGTAATTGTAATAAGTTAACTGAATTCATTAATAATACAATATTAGAAATATCTCCGCCATTGTCATTGATTTTTTGAACTAAATCATTAACTAACCACATATCTAATGGAGCATTAACTTTACTAGAACCTTGACCACTTTCAGCACTAATTACGTTAGTAGTAATTGCAGCTACCATACCTCTTGTTTTATTAATTGTTGCGTCAGTTGTTGCTTTATTATAAGTTCCTTGAATAAATGTTTTTTCAATACTTCTCTTGATTTTTTCCATCTTTCTTGCAACTTGGAAAGATAATTCATCTTGTGGATTAGCTTGTTGACCTGCTAAGTTAACACCACTTAATGTTGCCATATTTGATTGTTTAGCGTATGAAATAGCAACTGATTCCATAAATATTTGAGTAACATTACTCATTGGGCTTCTTGTTACAAATGTTGCAGTTGGAGCTGTTAATGAAGCTGTTTCACTTATTTCTGGTATTGCTCCTTCTTCACTTGTATAATATTGTCCACATACGAATTCTACTGAATTTGTATATTTAACTCTTCCACTTATCATATTTAAAAATGGAGTTTTTGTATTTGCTTTATTGTATAATAATCCTGAATAGTTAGGACAACTAAAGCTTTGTACTGTTTCAGCACCTGTCATAAAAATATTCACCTCGTTTAAAATTTCTATCCCTTTTTTCTAAACGAGTGCCACACTTTACTTATTTAACTTTTTTTCTTGTTCTGCTTTGAAAATTTGAGTAGTTAATTCAGTTTGTTTCAAAAAGTCCTTGTCTTTAATTGCTTGTTCAAGTTCTTTTTGTAACTCTGCCACCTTATCTACAGGATTAGCACTTTGAGTACCACCTACTGGTTTTGGTGTGCCATTTAACAATTCTGTAGTAGTTTCATTTTTAGTTTGCTCTTTTGTTTTATTTAATAATGTAATAAAATTATTTGCTAATTTTACTGATTTATCGCAATCTTCACTTATGATATTTTGTAAAGTTTCTTTTAATTCAGTATCTTCATCAGTAATTTTAATTCCATTATCTAAGAATAAACCTTTTACTGCTAATTCACTTGTTTTAAGTGCATTTGCTTTCTTATCTACTTCCAATTGTTTTAACTCTGCTTCTCTTTTTTCATCGTCAGTCATTTTTGATTTTTTGAAATCATCATATTCAGTTGATAATGTAGAATAGTTGCTTTCTACTGTTTTATATTTAGCATTTAAATCATTATATTTATCTTTTGGAATCATTAATGTTGCTAAACTTTTCGCAATAGCATCAACTCTTTCTTCATTAGTTGTAAGTGTTTCATCACTTAATACTTTTTCGATTTCTTCTTTCATTTCTATACCTTTCCCACTCTTATGTTTTTATGGATGTCACATCTCATCAATTGAGTGTTGTAGATTTGTGCTCTCTACAATAAGCAAATTTATATAAACTGATAAATCAGTTCGTATACTAAATGGTTGGGAAGACAGGATTCGAACCTGCAACCTCTTGAATCCAAATCAAGGCTTCTACCAAATTGAATTACTTCCCAATATGGACCGGTATATCAGATTTGAACTGATACAAAATGCTTGGAAGGCACTTATGCTACCAATTACATCAATACCGGATGGCAAATCGACTAGGATTTGAACCTAGACAAACAGTTTTGGAGACTGTTATGCTACCAATTACATCATCGAAATATAAAGTTGTTAGTTAATTAAAACTAAACTAATCTTTCTATGGTTTTTCCTTCATCATTCATTAGAAATATATTTTTATATAAATAGTTAATACAATTATCGTCAGTAAACTCTCCGATAACAATATTAATTTCTAAGTCGTTTTCATATTTTATTTGTAACAATTCATCTTTGCGATTTTTTCTATCATTAATTGGAATAATTCTAGTTACAGATTTTATATTATTTATATAAGTTGTTTCTTCATTTATAGCAACTTCTGTACTATCTTCAATTTCATATTTTTCTGTTCTAACTAATTTTAATATCATTTCTACCTACCTACTGTCTATCTAACTAACAACTAATATGGTGCCGAAAGCAGGACTTGAACCCACAACCTACTGCTTACAAAACAGTTGCTCTACCAATTGAGCTATTTCGGCAAAAATCCAAAGGCTTCTAAAGTTTCTTTGGCTTGGGCTTACTTATAAGGCTTTATAGAAGTTGTACTTCCTTCAAAGTTTCTTATAATGCCATTTATTAAACCTCTCCAGACTCATCCTTTGAGGCAGATGTCGTCTTATTAAGACTTCCATCGCTATTCTCATTATTTTGTTTTATTTGTTTATTCGCTTGTCCGACGAACAATCTAATCCAATTTTCTATACCACCATAGAATTCCATTGATTTATTAAATGTTTCATTTGGATCACTATATAATCCACTTGTTGTCATAGCAACATCTGGTGATATACCGCTTTGAATTTGATTCATCATACCTTGTGATTTAACTAAGAAATTATCTGATTTATTTCTTGTAAATTTTTGGTCTATATCTTTTAATGTTAATGTTTTAATTTGACTATTTGGAGCAAGTCTGCATATTCTTAAAATTAATTTAAGTTCTGGTTTAGAACATCTTTTAAATTCCATTTCATCGCCATCTGCTCTTGCGTCAGCCATTGTCCAACCTTCACCTAAATACCTAGCTTGTCCAGTATCTCCACCACTTGCTTTATCACTATTTTTAGGGATACCTACAATATTTAAAGCAGTATTGAATAATCTATCGTGTAATACTTTTGTATTATCATGTTTTATTTCATTTGATATTAATTTTAAATCTGCTGGTCTACTTGGATCTGATGTTGCGATTTTAATTGCTCCTAAATCAAGTAATCCTTCATAATCTTCTCTATCAATATCTTGATTAACAAATACAAGTAAGCTCTGTATAAATTGTTCTAATCCGTCCATTTCATCAGATGTAATTCTATTTAAATTGTTTAATATATCCATAACTATTTCGATAATTCCTATTCTTGATTTATTTAAGTAATATTCAAATATAGGAATTTCATTTAATATAGTAGGTTTTATAAGTTTAACCTCAAATGCTGATGCAACGCTTGGACTAATCATTTCATAATAAGCATTTTTCGTATATACACTACCTTTTATCGTGTAATCCTTAACACCTCTCGTATAAGTACAACCAAATAGTTTCTTATGAGGTAATCTACTAGAATAAACACAAAATGTTGTTTTACTATCAAGATTTTCTATCATAAAAGGACTATCTTCATTTATATCTGGAAGAACTAATCTGTGCCCTATTCCTGATATATATAGGTCTTCTGCTAATTCAGTGTCTTTTGGATATTTATCCTCTGCTAACATATAACTATTTAAAGCTCCTACTTCTTCATTAGCAACATCACCACGTTGTACATACTGTATTGGTTTACCAAAAACAAATGACTTTTTAAATTCAACCATAAAATAAGCATTATTTTCTACTACTTTGTTATTTATAGTTGGTCTTACTTCTTTAACTTTATCTAAAATTGGTTGAAAACCTTTATAATAGTTTTCTAAATAATTAATTTCCCTTGAATTTTGTAAATGAACACTAAATACGTCATTTAATATTTGTGTAATTGTTTGTTCGTTCATTTCTTCTGGTTCATAATCTGCATAAATAATATGTCTACCAAATAGTCTTACTTCATCTTGAACCGGCATTACTGGTTTATCGGTAGGTATTTGTGCATTTGTATTATCATCAACTGGTGTTTCAGTTGTTTTTACTTCTTCATTTTCCATTAATTCACCATCTTTCATACTTTGGTATTCCCAAAATATAAAATAAGGGAACACAACAATAAAAAATAAATTCTTACGGTTATGCTCCCGTGTAGCACTAAACGGTCAATGAAGGGAAAAACTAGACCGTTCGCTACATTTATACATTATTAATAAAAAAATTGTTAGCTATGAAGTATAAAAGTCCAACATAAATTGGACTTATTTGTCAAAAAGGTCGTCTTATAGCAACCGGTTTAGATAAAGCCCCTTTACCAAAAATAATTTCACTTGCGTACATACATACTGAATCAATACCATCATCATGTAAATTTGGTTTATCAAAAGAATATTTAGTTATATTATCCATCATTCTGCCAATATCAGTATTTGGCCTAACAATCGATTTATCAGGAAATACAATTTGTTTTTGAACAATACCACGATTATTCTTTATTCTTTCTTCTTTTTTAACAGTATTATATTTTTCAATAATAATACACCAATATATACATCTAGCATGTAATCTATCTTCTAGTAGTCGTTTTAATGAAGTATCAATGTTATTTTCAATTACTAATGTTGTAATTCTATGCTCAATTATTTTTTCAATTATTTCACCATATAAATCATCCATTGGTTTTTGTTTATAAATGGCATCAATTAAATAATGATTACCATTATTGTCATTCTTAAATATTGGCATAGATACATTGTCTTTCCCTTTACGAGCTGTATCTAATGTTGCCATTGAATTTGGTGTTAAATGAACATTTAATAATTCTTCATTTGTATATGTTCTGATACATTCCCATGCAAATTCTCTTCCTGTAGGTGCAATAGGATTTTGTTGATATACACAACTAAATAAAAATGGATCTGTATTTTGTTCAATTTGTTCTGCTATTTGTTGTGGGTATACTTCACTACAAGTTGTTTTATGATTTTCATCTAGCATAGGAACACGAATAACTATTGTTGATTTATCTTCACTTTCCATAACATAAGGATTGTCAGTTGGTTGTAATGTTGATATTTTATTTCTATCTTCAATTATTCTATTTAAAATGTCTTCCGGTGTCCACTGAGTACCAACAAATATAAATTTACATCTTACACCATCTCGTCTATTCCACCATTCAGTATTCCACTTATCATATATTCCTCTATGAACACTTTCACTATTTGCTTCTTCTGCTCCCTTTGTCATATCATCAAATATAATTGCAAATGAAGCTCTTTCTCCAGTAGTTGAACCGTTACGAGTTCTTGCTATATGATTTGATTTAGGAACATTAGCATTTTTTATCTTCCAGTCTGATTCTCTTTCTACCTCAAATGGCTTTCCATTATATAATTTGAACAAAGAAAATATTTCAGCAAATTCAGGACTAGATATTATTCCCTTAACAGTTCTACTAAAACCTAAAACTAATTCATCAGAATAAGACATTCTTATTACAGAATTATTAATACTTATACCATAGCCCCAAGCAGTAAATAATGTTGCTAAATAAGATTTACCCATTGATGGTGGATAAGATACTACTAGATATTGTAATCTATCATCAAATGCTATTCTATTTAAAGCATCCACATATGGTTTTAGTACGTTTCTACGATTTGCTAATACCTTTCGTGGCATATTCCATTCAATATAATCAACAAAGCATTCAAAATCTCTTCTTGCGCAAAAACAATAGGCTCTTTTATAATAATCAAAAAAGAGAGCCATATTTTCAATTTCGCTCCCTTCAATTAATTTATGTAATATTGGAATTAGTTTAGTCTTTGCTACCTTAACACTACCTAATTCATCTTGTTTATACATTTCTTCAAGAATACTCAAAGCACTATTACACCAGTCTAATTTATCATGCTCTTTCATTTTTGATGATTTAAGAACATTTAATATATCTGTAAAAGTGCTTTCAAGTGTTGTTTCTTGTTTTTTTATTTGAATTTTATCTCCAACTTTTATCATCTAATCACTCTCTCTTTATATTTTCCCATAGAGAGTGCCACACTATTTTATATTATTTTAAATTAAACATTTTTAAGATATCATCACCAGCATATGTTTCTGGTAATTTTCCATCCCATTTTTCAATGAATTGTTTCATTAATACTTCATCAGTTACATTTTGTTTTAATAATTCATTTGCTTTATTAGTTGCTTCTGCTTCTACAACTTTTCTTTCAGCTTCAACTTTAGCTTGTTCTAATTCTTGTTGTGCTTTTAATACATTTTGTTCTGCTACTGCTTTCTGTTCTATTGCTTGATTATATGCTTCACTAAAATCAAAATTATTAATTGCAACTGATACACTGTTAATACCATAGATTTTGATCCTTTCATTTAAAGTATTATTTATGTCTGATGATATTTCACTTCTTTTTGTTACTAATTCTTCTGATGTATATTTAGATATAACACCTTTAATAGTTTCTTGAATTGCAGGCTCTAATATTGTGTTTTTGTAATTAGTTCCTACTTTTTTATATAAGTCTACTACCTTAGTTCCATCAATTTGATAATTTATAGAAACCTTAATATTGTTAACTATTTGCATATCTTTAGTTGAAGTACTTAATGCGTCTTTATTTTCGTATTTTTGTACTTTAATATTTATTTTTTCTATTTTTTCTATTGGAGATTTAAAAAATATACCTTCGTTAGTTGTACTACCAACAATTTTGCCAAATCTTGTTTTTATTCCAATCTCCCCTGTTTTTATTGTTGAAAAACAACCAAACAAAATTATAATCAACCATAATAAACTGATAATCATTCTAGGTTTAAATTCCCATTTTTCTTCTTCTGTATTTATTCCTAATAATCCTGCCGTAACAACGACTAAAATTATACTTAATATTATTAAAAACATCTTTTACACCTCTTATTCCTTTGGCATTTCTATAACTATATTAGTGCTTTTTCTTACGCATTCAATAATATACTTATCTAATTCTTGTTTCACTTCTAATGTTCTTTTGTTAGTAGGATATTTTGCCACTACAATATTGTTATCAGTAACAATTACATTTTCTAGTTCTTTATCTTCAAAATAATCTCTATCAACACCTAGTTTAGTTGTAATTAATTCTACTAATTTTGGTTTAGGCTGTTCTTGATTCTCTAATACTCTTTTAATATTATCTCTATAACTATTCCCTACTAAAGTGATAAGTTCATCACTTGTCATTTCCTTTTCTTCTAATAGTGATTTTAATTCATCACCTATAACTGTTTTAGGATTTCTTTGACCAATTCCTAAAAATTTCACCATTCCTGTAAATTTTTCATCTTGACTTATAATTAACATATTATTCATTTTCTATTCCTTCTTCCTCTATTTCTTTATAATCATTAATATTTTGATATTCACTAAAATAACTCCATCTGTATCCAGAAACATTTAATTCATATTTTTTACCAATTTCTAAATTACCATATATATCGGCACTATTAAATTTTCCTTTCCACAATAAATCAGTTATTTTATATGTCGTACCACCACAATTTACCAAATATAATTCATCTTCATTGCCTGATGGCCTTTTAATCCATTTATCTTTGACCTCACATTGGACTGTCTGCTCATTCATATAACCAACACATCCAGTCAAACAAAGTGACAACAACATTATTGTAATTATCATTACTACTTTTTTCATCTTTGCCCTACTTTCTTCCAAATATTTCTTTCAATAAACCGAACACTAATGCACATCCTAATCCATGCCAAAATGTCCATACAAATTTTATACCAAATGCCCATATTATTAAATTACCTAATCCCCAAAATATAAGTACTGATAAACTTAATACAAAGGCAATAATTAGTATCGTTCCTAATCCAATTAATAAATACTTCATCTATTCACCTCTATCAAAATGTTCTTTTAATTGACCATTTTTCATTCTTACATATTTGCTTATTATATTTTTATAATTAATTACAAAACCTTCAACATTTCTATTTACTTTGTTTGTATACTTCTCATAAATACTATCTAATTGTTCTTTATTTGGCAAATTAATCAATTCAGTAACTTCTGGTACTATTCCAATGAAATTAGGTATTTCTTGGCTTACAAACGGATATATAAATAATTCATGATCATAAATTAAATTATATAAGTTATAATCATCATCTATATTTGCTTTTGCAAACATATACCATCTTTTATCAAATTCATCAACATTATATTTTAGGCAACCCATTCCTATCCATTCGCCACAAATTGCACTATTATTATGTAACTCAGTTTCTAATATATCTTTATTGTCTAATAGCCATTGATACAATCCTTTATATAACATTCCTTTTTGCTCTTCAATTTCATCAATGCAAATAATATTATTCCTTTGCGCAAAGTATAATTTGTCATCTTTCTTAAAAAATACTAAATTACTACCATCTATCTTTTCAGTAAGATAAACTTTATCGCCTTTACAGCTAACTCTTTTTGTCTTGGGATAAATTTCTTTTTTTATCATTTAATTTCACCTACTTTTTTTATTATTTCTTTCAATTCTTTTTGCCCCTCTTTTGAAGCTGGTTGAGATACCATGTTTACTAATACACCCTGTTGTAAACCTAATGCTTTTTCATATTTAACAAGAATTTTACTTCTAAACGGCCACTGGCCATGAAGATAATTTGATATATTTTGAGGGGTTGTCCTACTTTCGCCTAGTTGTTCTTCTATTTTGTTTAATTCTTGGCATAATTTAACATTAGTCCATTTTTTCTTATGAAGAATCATTTGTATATAATCAGATACATTTATCATTATTTACCACCTAATATTTTTCTAGCTTTACAAAATTCTTCTATTCCAAATCCATAATTTCCGTTGCATTTCACAAATCTAGGGTCCCATACATTTTCATCATCCAAAATAACATAATTAGTTATTTCTTTATGTTTCTCTAAATAACTTTTTATTTCGTCAGTTCTTGTTTCATTTCCAAACCAATCAGTACAGCCAATAATTTCTACTTTTTTATCAAGACCAGCATTATAAAGACAATCTTGATAAGATACATCATTACAACAATATCTCCATGTACTAGATACAACTATTTTTGAATTTGTTTTTTTGCATAATTCATTAAGCCACATTATTGCTTGATAGTTATTCACTTTGCCATCTGATGGATAATTATAACCACATGTACCTTTTTCATTCCAAATCGGGGTATTAACAACTCCGTCATAATCAAGAAATATTATTTTCATTCTTCCACCTTCTTTATTATTTGAATTGTCCTAGCTCGTCCATTTTGGGTTTTTATATATCCTTTATCTTCTAAAATAAGCAATTTCTTAAATACTGTGTTAACATCACATTTTAATATATTGGCAAGTTCACGATTTGTAGGACTATATCCATATTCATTAATAAACCACTCAATTGCTTCCAATAACATTTTTTGTTTAATTGTTAATTTATTCTCCAGCATAACTCTCTCCACAAGAATTACAAATATAATTTTCTTTATTTGTTTTGCTAAATACGTTTCCACCACATTTACATTTAAATTTTTTGCCATTTATTTGTATTAAAACAGCGTTATCAACAATTTTCTCCTGTTGTGTTCCACTTGTTTTTTCTACATCATAATTTATCCTTACACATTGATATGGATATATTATTTCGTAGTCCTTATCATAAAATTGACTACCACCCCAACTACCATCTTTATATTTTCTTATTGTTTTTATACCTTTTGGTGTAAAACCAACTACTTTTCCAATCATTAAGTCAGCATATGGGTTTCTAGCAAATGCCACATAATCACCAGTTTTTAATTCATTATTTATAAAATCTTTCATCTAATCACTAGCCTTAAAATTATATATTGGTTTAATTATTTTAATAATATCTACTGTATCGCCTATATTATCAATTATTTCTTGCATTGGTTTATATACAAATGGAGCTTCATCAATGGTATCTTCATTTACTGATGTTGTATAAACATCTTTCATACTTTCTTTATATTCATCTAAATTAAAAGTTTCTTTTGCTTTCATTCTAGACATTATTCTACCTGCTCCGTGAGGTGCTGACTGATTCCAATCATCATTGCCTTTCCCTACACCGATAATACAACCGTCCCTCATATTCATTGGTATTAATACCATTTCACCTTTTTTAGCAGATATAGCACCCTTACGAACTATGTTATCTTCAAATGATATATAATTATGTATTGTTTCAAAATACCAAAAATTCTTCTCAATCATATCTTGAGTATACCAACCACAAATGGACATTGCTTTTTTTCTTAATCTTACACTTTTATATCCTTCATAATAAGGTAATTGAAAATAATTACATAGTATTTGCTTTGCTATACATAAACGATTATCTTTAGCAAATTCTTGACATATTTTCATATCGTGTAAATAATCTTCTCTATATTGCCCTTCCAAATATGCTAGATCCTTTGGTATTTTCTTATGATCTGTTTTATATTTTTCTTTTAATTTCATTAAAGCAGATTGTATTTCTTGTTTTCTTCCTTGTTCTTTATATTTTTTGATTAATTCCTGTTGTTTTTCTTTATATTCACCAATATTATAGTTACATAATTGATTAGCTAATTCTTGATAATACTCTGCTACTTGTTTTCCTAAATTTCTTGAACCTGTATGAATTACTAAATATTTATTATTATCTTCATCAATATCAATTTCAATAAAATGATTACCGCCACCAAGTGTTCCAATACTTCTTTCTAATCGTTTTGTGTCTTTTAATTCTCTATAACACTTCAAATCTTGTAATTCTAGAAATTTATATTTCCTTTCATCATGAACTTCAAAACCACTAGGAACATATTCTCTAATAATTTTATCTAATTTTTCTAAATCTAAATCAATATTACCTAATTCAACACATAACATACCACAGCCAATATCAACACCAACGATATTTGGAATCACCTTATTGCCTAAATTACCAGTAAAACCAATTACACAGCCTTTACCAGCATGAACATCTGGCATTATACGAATTTTACTATCTTTAAATGCATCTTGATCTAATAATTCATTTATTTGATTTATTGCTTCTTGTTCAATATCATCGGTAAATACTTTTAAATTTTTCATCTACTCCACCTCATTTAACAACCAAAGCAAAGTCTCAATTTCTGTTCTCTGCTTGCATGTTGGATTTTTCTTTAAATATTCTATTCTCTCTCGAATATCTTCTTCATTTTTGATTGATTTGTATTTTTGATAAAAGTTATATAGCAATTTATATTGATTGTATACTTCATATAAGGCATACATGTTGTCTTTTATATTATCTTTATTCATAATATTTCCACGCTTTCATAAACAATATAAGAAATATCTTTACCATCATATTGTTGTAATATTGGAAATTTTTCTAAATCCTTTTTAGGAATATTACCATCGAATGTTCTATATTCTCTAGCAAACATAGTTGGACTGGTTTTTAGCAATTCTAATTTGATGTTAGTTTCTATATATTGGTTTATTTCAACATCTATATTTTTATATTCATAAGAATAATTATAATCAATTAATTCTCTAGCTCTATTTATAAAATCATCACTATCTTGTTCAATAATTGATAAGGCTATATTATTATTATTTCGTTTATAATCTAGCAATTCTTTTTGTCTATCTGAATTATCTTCGTATACTAAATAACTTCTTGTATCATTATTTTTTAAGTTATACTCTAATAAATCATATAATCTTAAAATGTGATGATGTTGTTTAGGGTCAAATCCCCATTTTTCAAATTCACTATGCTTACTTGGATACTCATGTGTTAAGGCTTTTCTTTTCTCATACATAGCACCTAAAATGCTTTTTAAATTTGGTCTAAATTTTTTAAATAATTCTTTTATATACTTATCTCCAATAGAATATTCAGTATCTATTGCTTCTACATAGCTAAAATTACCTTTTTTTATAACATCATAGAAAGTTATTAAATCTTTAACATCTATGTTGCCATTTTCACATTCAATAGTTGTACTTGTTACTTTTCTAAATATAATATCTTGTAATGTAGGCAATATAATTGCCTTAACATCTATATCACTCTGTTCATCACTTAAATTATAGTTTTGACTTCCATATAGTCCAATATAAATGACTTTATAGCCTTTTTCTTCTAATATTTTCTTTCTATTGACTAATTCCTTAAATATATCTGTTTTATCCATCACTCTTCTACCTCATTTCTTAAAGCTGATAATTTAAATTCATTATAAGTTGATAAATATATTCTTTTTCCTCTCATAGCAAGATATGGATTTATCATTAAACATTTTTGATTTTTTTTATATGGTACTTTATGAATAATATCATCTGCTATCAAGCCTTTTAATTGTCTTTTAATTGTAGTTTCACTCACTTCACATACCTTCGGTAAATCTTTCAATTGAATAATTTTGCCATTGTCATAACAGCATATATTGTCCATATAACCAATATGGCATGTTAGATACGGCAGTATTGAATATTTTTTACAATATTTATCAAATATTTTAGGATTGATTTTGATAAAATGATATTTTATATCGGTAGTATCATTTAGATATTCTAATGTACCCTTGCGAAGAATGCGGTCGCCATCATCAAGACATATTACTCGGTCAATATTTTTTAATTTTTGAAGAATAACACCATTTTCATCAGCCAAAAATCCTTGTGCCATTTAGTCCTATTCTCCTATTATTTCTTTATACTTATCTTTAAAGTAATTAGTATCTATACACAAATAATGAAATATAATTGATGTTGCTTCTTCTGAATCTTTTATTGTTTTAGGACACCAATAACATATTTCATCAAGTTCAGTTATAGAGCCAATATTTCCACCATTTTGTTGATATTCTCTATATGTTTGTTTTAAATTTTCATTTTCACCAGTATTAAGATATTTCTCTATTTTTTTACTAACATATATTGATTTATCATGTGAACATGAAGAGCCTTCCATTTTTCTAAAATAATGGTCGAAAAACAGTTCAAAAATATTTATTCTGCTACCTAATTCACTTCTATATAATTCTAAATCACTCATATCTATTGAATTTGCAATGTTATTTATAACTTCTTTTAATTTATCTTGATTCATCTTCTACTCCTATTATTTCTTTGTATTTTCGTAAAACTTCTTTTAATGCTTCTAACTTTTCATTTATTAAACCATAATTACCATTTATTTGACTATAAGTTGTTTCAATAGTGTGTATTTCATTTTCTAGCCACTTTATAAATTCTTTTTGTTGATTATAATTAGCAATTTTTGTACTTTTACAAATATTTACAAAACTACAAGATTGTGAATTTTTATATTCTTCAAGTTGTTTCTTTAATTCTTGATTTTCTTTTAATAAATCATTGTAATCAGGAACTTTATTTAATCTATCAGTGCTATCAATCTCCTTTAACATTTCATAATATATTGCTTTTAATTCATAATAAGAGAACATAGTTAGATTATAAGGAAGTACTTTTTTAGCTTTATTATGATACTTTTGTATTTTCTTATCATATTTCTCCTTATTCATTACTATCGCTTCCTTGTTCTAGTTCTTGCATTTTATCTAAAATCATATTACATACAATTACTTCTGCTTGAGTAAATATTTTTCCATATCTTTTACCATATGTTTTTTCAAATTCTTTTAATTTAGTTTTTCTTATATATTCTTTTAACTTATTCAAATTATCTTTTAGTTGATTATTTTCTTCAACATTTGCTTTTAAAAGTATGTCATAAGTTTGTATAGCACCATTTAATCTCTTGTTTTCTTGTTGTAATTTGTCTAACAATGGTTTAATATCACTATTTGGTATTATAGTATAGTCTAATTCATCAAGTCTTAATGTTTTACTTTCAGGTTTATAATAATTATCTATTTTTATCTTGTTCATTCTGACACCTCTTTTAATATTTCTAAAACTTTCTTTTCTCTATTTATTGCTATATTGCATTTATCGTAAATTCCTTGACTATCATTTTCGCAAAATGTAATCCCTTTTTCTAAAGTTTCTATTGCTTTATCAATAACTTCTTTTTGCTTTTTTAATTCATTGTATAAATCATCTGCTGATAATATATCAATTACATCATAGTAATCAATATATCCATTTGTTTTACTTTCAATAGGATAATAAATAGGTTTGTGCATTTGTTCTGATTTATAACATTTGTAAATTCCATTTTTTGCTTTTACATAAACAATATTATTTTCTTTATCCATTATTCTTATTTCTCCTTTTTAGTTACTATTTGAAATATTTTCTATACGGCTTTTAGCAATTTCAAAATAGTTTCTATTCAGTTCTATTCCTATAAAATTTCTATTTAATTCTTTACAAGCAACACCTGTTGTACCTGAACCCATAAATAAATCCAATATTGTATCATTTTCTTTCGTAGACAATAATATGCAAGCTTCTGGCAATTCTAAAGGAAACCCACTATGTCCCCATTTAGACTTTGTTTCTTTTCTTCCAAAACTTTTATTTGATTGCTTTCCACGATTAAATGGAATTTCCCATACATTTCCTACATTTTTCGTTTTAAATAATTCTGGAAATTTTGAATATAATTCTTGTTTATGCAACTTTACGCCTGCAGAAGTATGTTTTAACATAAAAATATATTCACACTGGTTAGTTAATTGCCTGTCTGTATTTGCTGGTTGTTGGTTATATCTATACCAAATAATTGTATCGTGCAATTTAAACATTATTTTTCTTGTTGCTAATTCCATTATTTCAAATGCTCTGATCGTTATTTCACTATCATTTATCACGTTCAAATAAAATGTACCGTCATCTTTTAAAACACGTTTGCATTCTTTTAACCATATTTCACACCAATCTAAATATTGTTTATATGAATTAAAATACGCTTCATATTCAAAACCTTTCCAATAAGGCGGGCTAGTTATAATACAATCTATTGATTTATCAGGTATGTCTTTAATTAACTCTAAACAGTCTCCATTTTTTAAAATTATTTCCATAATAGATCCTCACTTATTGTTTGTTTTAATTGATTTCTTCAATTTTGTATTTTTCATATGGTCTCTTAATAATAATTCCATTATCCTGTCTTATATATATATATATAATTCTATTTTCTGCTGTTTTTTTACATATATTACCTATTATTTTTCTATTTTTATCAGTATAAATGATTCTTTTCATTTTGCATCACCTTTCATGTATCATAAATGACCCCCATTTTTCCAACGTAACTGGTTCATTCATGAACTATATAATTTTATAAGTTTAGTGTTATATTTAAAGGTTAAACTATATATTTTATATATATTTTGCTTCTCTATCAGTAATATCACCTTTAAGATTAGTATTTATAGCTATCATTCTGTAAGATGTAGCGTTTATAAATATGTAATTATTTTTCAATCATAAAATATCACTTTGTTTACTGAACTTTTAATGAATTTTTAATATAAAATGAAAAAATAACCAATTTTACTTGATTATTTCTTATATAAATTAATAAATATATATTTTTGCTAAGTATTTTTAAAAATGATTATATATGTGAATCCTTTTGTTATTTTTTATATATTTATGGGGGTAAAAAAGCCCCCTAGTACCCTTTTAAAAATAGGGTTGGGGTGTTAACGTTCGTTAATACTATAATAAATCGTTATTTTATAAGGGTTAAAACAATAATAAATAATACATTAAACCACAACAAAAAAACACTATAAAATAATAATATAGTGTTAAATAATTATATATTTTTGAAATTAGAGAGGAAAGCAAACTTCTGTTACAATTTAAATAATAATAATAATAATAACAAACAATTAATAATAATACAAATAAATATAATAACAAAAATATATCTATATAAATATACCCATATTATAATATATCAATAATGCAGTATCACACCACCAAAATACATATATAATACAATAATACTAACTATATAAATATATAAATAATAGTATAATTTAAAGTATAATTTTATATAATTTACATATAATAATACTATAACAAATATATTATAAAATAATAAATAAATTATAGTATAACTATTGACAATATATAATAAAAGTGCTATAATGTATATAGAGATGAAGAAATGGGAACATATAAAAAAGGAGTTGATTAAAAGTGGTTTATATGTTACAAACATTTCACGATTTAGTAATATTTATAACTATTGCTATATCAATAACATTTATAATTAACATAATATTTGTAAAAGATTTTAGAAAGTTAATAAATAAAATAAAAAGAGTTATCTTCAACCCTGAACAAGTTAACAAGATAACTCAGATTAAAAAATTAGTCTACGAATATTTATTCATAGATTAGTATAAGAAAAAGGTTGTCCCCTTTTCTCATCTCTCATTATATATTTAAAAAATAAAAATGTCAAGTATGACATAATGGGAGGAATGAAAAAAATGAAAAAAAATAATAATACTTTATACCTAGAAAAAATGGGAATGGACTTTTTTATCAATGATGACATAACAAAAATAAGCGATTTAAACAATTATAGATACTATGCACATAATATTGAACTAAAAAGTGGCGAAAAATTAGACACTTTAGAAATTGGACACGGTGCAAGATACCAATTTTATAAAAATGGTTATAAACACATTGACGATTTTGGTTGTTGGTTTCAATCATATTATAAAGATAAAGATGGTTGTGAGTGGGGTTTACTAGAACTTGATAAACAATTAAACAAAGGGAATTATAACAATAGTAACATTTATACAAAAGAAACTATATTAAAATTAGTAAATAGTATATCAAAAAATCAATATACAAATATTGAATATATAGAAAGGTTTTAAAAGGTGTTAATATGAAAAAATATAAAGATTGTTTTATAGTATTAAAAAGTGGAATTTTAAAAAGTTATTGGTTCAGCGATGAATTTATAAAAGATAATAAAGCTTTATTTGATGAATTCGTTAATATATTTGATGAATTTTATAACAATGATTGTTGTGTTTTTGGTGCAAGTAATACCCACAAAAACAATGACGATTTAAAAATAAGATTATGCGACATACTAGATAAAATGCTAGATTTAAATATTGAAATAATGAACGGATGGGATAATAAAATTTATAAAAATAAAAAAAGCTATAGAGATTATATTTTAAATTATGGGAAAGAGGCTTAATATGGAATATATAACAATTATATTATTATTAATAACTACCCTACTACTTTATAGATTAAATTACTATAAAGAAAAATATAAAATATATTATAACAATTATAAACAATGTTTAAATGCATTAAAAGAATGTGACCCAAAGTTAAAAGCATATTTAGAAAGTAAAAAGTAAAGAGGTGTAAAAATGACTGATAAAATAATGGAATATTTAAAAAATGAATTTAATTTTGACTATAGTAATTCATTTACTAGAAATACATTTATAAACATGATTGATTATGCAGTAGATAACTTTAACAATAGTAAAGACCAACTAGCATATTATTTAAGCAATATTATTGATGAACTTACATTTGAAGAAATTAAGAAAGTAATTGATGAGGCGAAAGAAAATGATTAACTGGGAAGAATTAAAAGAAAATAATACTTTAGAAGATTTTTATAATATACTATGTAGAAATAAACCACATAGAAATAGTAAAAAATATAAAGAATGGGACTATTTAGAAAGTATTGCATATGAAGAATTATTAAATAATAATGAGAATATAAAACAATGCAATGAAATAATTGATAGTATCATTGAATACTTGAAAAAAGAAAAAATGGAGGTTTTAAAAAATTATGATTTATAGGAATACTAATATTACAGAAAAAGATAATTATGTTATAGGTACAATAAAAGACTTAAAAGAATATTTTAGGTATCAGATAGCAAGTCAATGCATGACTGGAGAAGAAGAAAAAGAGGGCTTTACTAATGAAGTGCGTGAAATATGTGACTTGCTAGATACTTTAGAAGAAGATTTACAACTTTATCCCGATTATGCAACTATGAAAGTGTCTAAAATGGAAATGGGCAACTTTATAATAGAAAGAGAGGATTAAAAAATGACCACATCAGAAAGTAAAATATTAAAATATAAAAACATTAATATTTTAAAAGAAAAGACCGATAAGAAATTTAATTTATATACTTTAATTAATAATAAAAATGAATTATTAAATGGTGTACAATTTAGAAAAATAGAAGATTGCAAGATGTTCATAAATGAAATACTAAAAGGAGATGAAAACAATGAATTTTAAAGAATATGATGAAATAATAAAAAAACATAAATATGATATGTTATCTATGATAATATACTATAATTTACAATGTAATAATGACTTAATTATTAATGAATTAGCAGAAGAAGATATACAAAAATTTATTCAATTAATATGGTCGGCTTATATGTGCGACGAACAACATCTTGACTTGGCCTTTATTTGTGATAAACTAGTAGAAAATGCCGAAAAAATACTTGACGGAAACTGGACAAAATGGGATTTATTGGAGGTATGCTATGAGTAAAACATATTGTTATATAAGAATCAGTACTGACAAGCAAGAATATAACAGACAAGTCCAAATATTTAAGGATAAAGGCTATATAAATGGCGTTAACTGTGAATATATAGAAGAAACTTTCACAGGGACCAAAACAAAACGCCCCGAATTTGACAAACTAATTAAAAAAATGGGAAAAGGCGACACTCTAGTATGTGAAAGCCTTTCTCGTTTATCTCGTAGCGGTGTTATTAAAACACTTGATTTAATAACTGAATTTATACAAAAAAAACAAATAAACGTAATTATATTAAAAGAAAATTTTAATCTATTAGCCGGAGAAAAACCAGACGCAAACACCAATTTGCTATTGGGTATCTTCTCAGTACTTGGACAATTTGAAAGAGATTTAATAAGTGAAAGAACAAAAGAAGGCCTAAAAGCAGTTAAAACAAAAGGAACAAGATTAGGCAAACCAAAAGGACAATACAATACAAAGGAAAACTTTATAAATACGCTTGAAAAAATTATTAATGAAAATATTGGTCAAGCAAAGGCTTGTTTATGGACTAGATATCCATCCAAAAGTTTTCAAAACGATTTAAAAAAATGCTATAATAAATATAATACTAAAGATTATCAAGAAATATTAAACAAAATTAAGGAGGACGTAACCGAATGGTCACAATTTTGATAATAGCATTAGCTATTTGGTGTGGTTTGTGTGACTTTGCAAAAAAACAAAAATAGTCAAATTAAAAAGGCTATTTTTTTATTGATTATTTATACATGAATAACATTATATTTTTACTGTTTTAACACTCTATATTTACTCATTTTTAGCCATTTTAAGCAACGTTTTAAATTATAGTATAATTGTATTAATTTAGCATTTATTAAGCGAATAAGTCTATAAAATAAAGCCATATCATTAATAAAATATAATAAAAAGATGTATAAAAATACACCTATTTACCCACGGACAAAGTCAGAAAACTTTTTCCAGCCCCACGGTCAAAAAACTTTTTCCTGAGTGCGAGAAAACTTTTTCCTCATCAACTTATTACATTTTTTACTTTTATACCAATTATCGTTAAAAATACCATCATAAGGGCATTTTTTTATATAATATAAACTACAATGTTCACACTTTCTAAATTGATTCTTAATCTTTTTCCAAGACATCAATCTTTTTCCATGCCTACATTTAAAACATCTTCCAAATACTTTTCAAAATATTTTTTAAGTTCTTTATTAACTCTTATATCAATATATTTGCTTCTATATGAGCATTCTTGTTCTATATGTTTTATTTTTTTATCTAATTCATCAATAACATTTGTGATATACAATATCATTATTGCATTTTGTTTTAATATTTTATTATTCATACTAATCTTTTTCCGTCCAATCTGCATCTATAACATTATCTCTTTTTAATGCCTCTAATTGTCTATTTATATCTTCAACATCAGTAGCTTTTTCGTGTTTAACAACAATAGGTTGTTGTGCTTCTACTTTTCCCATTGTTTTTTGTAAATACATAGCTGATATCTCTCTAACTTCTCCCATAAGTCCACCTGTTGCTAATACACCTAATAAATATGAATGTATATAGTCCATAACTTCTCTTTTGTCTGGATCAACTAGCCAATTATTATACGTACTTCTACTTATTCCCATAAATATTGAAAAACTTTCTACTGTTGGCGGGAATTTCTTTATTTCATTTATTTTATTTATCATTTCAAGATACAAATTAAAGCCTAACATTATTTCTTGTGGTGTGTATGTAATATTCCCCACATTAGCAACTTCTAGCATACTTCTTTGTGCTATTAAAGACATTATTTGTATATTATTAACTTTTTCTTCGCCTTTATTTTTTAATAATTCAATAATGTAGTTAGTAAGTTCTGTTGTTTTTTTCTTCAATGTTGGTAACAATTTTTCTTTAGATTCTTCTCTTATTTGATTTACAAGTTGTTCTCTATCTTGTATCTTTTTCTCTCTATTTTCACGATTGGATTCTTTTATTTTTTGTATTTGTTCTTCTGTTTTAATCTTTTTCCCAGTTGCCATCTATCTTGCCTCTCTTGTCTCTCTCTTTTCCAGTCTGAAAATCACTATATTCCTGTAAATCTTTTTCCATTTGTTTATAATACAAAACGTTATCATATACACAATAATCTTCATAAAGCCATAATCTATAATCATCTATAAATTCAAAACAAACACTATGATTTTTATATTTTTTATTCATAAAAGAAATAAATGTTCTATCATATTTACTCACGTATGCCATTTTCATCACCGTTATTAACTTTTTCCAACATATCAATCCATTCAATTATTTCAAAAGGAATGTTTCTAAATTCTTCTTCTGGGCATTCTTTTAATTTCAATAAAGATAATTGTTGCCTAATATGAAATATTATTCTGTATAATGTATCTGTTTTATCTTGCTCATTTTGATATAATCCTAAAAGTTGTTTATTTAATTGCTTTTGCTTATCTAATTCTTTTAATAAATCTTTATTTATACCTTGACTTATACAATAACAACATAAGCCAATAAAAATTGTTAGTAAAAAAACACCACAAAGAATTCCGATAATATTATTCATTTGTTTCATCCCCTATTAATACATTTGTGTCCAAATAATCGTCACCTAATACCCAACTTAAAGCATCTGTTACAATCACAATCCATAGTATATTAAATTTTCCTTTTGATGATAATTCATATAATTCTTTAATTTTATTTTTAATTTCTTTCTTTGTTCTCATTACTTCACCTTTATTTCCAATTCTTTTGTTTTATTTTTATTTAATATAATTTCTTGACTCATAAAGCTTGATGGATTCAATTGCTGTGCCAATGCATAACCACCATAATCAAGCCATGATGTAGCAATTATTTGATAAAAAGGTTTAAAAGATACTTTGTTATTTCTACTATCAATTACCAATTTCATCGGTTTAGTTATTGCTGGTTTATGTGTATGCCCTGTTATTAAACAGTCAAGTCCATCTATCACATACCCAAACTTTTCATTTCTATTAATTGCACATCCAGTTAACGTTCCACCACCAGAACCATGTGTTATTCCAAATGTATAAGTTTGTCTATCACAATCGTTTCTATCTCCTATTTGCACTTTAATAAATGCCATGTTAGGTCTATATTTATCCTCAATATCTAATTTACAAAATACATCATACATAATATCTTGATCTGTTGCTTTATTATCTTTTTTAGCTTCATGATTTCCACTTACACCACATAATATTTTTTCTTTTAAATCCGTCAATTCTCTAACCAACCATTTCTTTTGTTCAAATGGGGTCATTGCTACTCCATTTATTACAGATACATTGAAAGGACTATGACTGTTTTTTGTCTGATTATCTATTAAATCACCAACTATCACAATGTAAATATCATCTTCTTTTAATATATATTCTTTAAATTGTTTCCATCTTTTTAAATTAAAATTAATGCTTCCACAATGTACATCGGCGATTGGAATTATTTTTATTTGGTCTTTGAATTTATATTTTATAATATCAAAATCATTTTTCACTAAATCACACTCTCTATAACATCATTTATAAATTTTTTTACATCGAATTTACTATTTATTTTTTTCTTTTCTGTACCTATTTTTATTTCATTTTTTCGTAGATAATCAACTGATATAGACTTTCTATTAGTAGAATCATAAAATGCTTTAAATCGGCCTATTTCTATAAAATAACATTCTGTTAAATCACTAAATTCAACAACTAAACCACATATTGTATTTGCATACTCACTTGCCCATAACAAATCATCTATTTGATGTTTTTTTATGTTATTAAATGGTAAACTTTTTCCTTTTGTCGATTTTAATTCTAATAAATATAAATAGTCCCCATCAAACATTAAACAGTCACATATATTTGTTTGCTGGAATCTCACTTTGTCATTTCCACCCCAACTAGAAGAGCCGTCTCTAAATCTATAATAAAATATATCTTTTGGAATACTATTCTTCCAGTTCTGTTCAAATCTTTTTCCCGAATTAATCCTAGTCATCTTCAATCCAATCAGTCTTTTTAAATATATATTTATTAAAATTCGTATAATAATTATTCATAAACATTTTATACATACTATCTTTAATACATTTTTTACAGAATTGTTTATATTTTAGACTGTCTTGATATCTTTCTTTATGATAATTAACTTCTAAATATAGTTCATCTTCTTTTATCTCTTTTCCGCAACAATCACACTTCATTCCAATAATCTTGTAGAATTTCTTGTTAATTTCATTTATTTTTTTATATTCTTTTATTTCCATTTTATCATCCTTCTTGTATATTCTTCTTTTATTAATAATTTCCCTTTTTTGCCTCTATCTGAACAATGTTCTCGTTCGAAATATGTTAAGCAATCATCTATATATCTAATATTTTGCATTTCCAAATAACCCTTGACATTTTCATCAATCATTTCACTAGTAATTGCTAAAAACAATTCATAATCTTTAGACTCAATAAGATGAAGGTAATCATGAGACGTATTTTGTCTTAATATAGCACCGTTCCAATACAGATAACCTTCTCCCAATCCAAATGATTTACAATCTCTATATGGTATTATCAAGTGATGAAAAGATAAACTTTCTTTTCTATCAACCATGTATCCCATAAAATCATATCCTAATTTCATAATTTTAAAGTCTTTTATTATTTGTTTAGTAATTTCTTTCATATTTCACCTACAAAAAAAGAGAGAATTATTGTATTCTCCCTTCAAAATTCATTTGGTAGGCAAACTAGGACTTGAACCTAGAACCGCTGGTGTATAAGACCAGAACTCTAACCATTGAGTTATTTGCCTATATGGCGATTGTTTATTAAGGAAAAACAAACAAAACCGACAATTTGTATTTTCAGTAAATACTAACCGATTATTTTCTTTTCTGGATAATAATAATCAAAATACCACAAGTTATTAAATTATAATTGTCAATAATTAGTCTAAACTTGCATAAACCTCCGCCATCATGTAGGCTTCACCACATATACTTTTGGCGTATAAGTCCTCTATATACAAAACAGGTCATGACTCCTGCAGATATAGTCATAATTGGTGCTCGTAATAGGACTTGAACCTATAAGGAATAGCTTCCAACGGATTTTAAGTCCGTCTTGTTTACCAATTTCAACATACGAGCAAATAATAAAACAATATAACAACTAGGCTCAATGTTGCTAGATGGCCTACTATGTTCTCAATAGGTATATTGTTTTACTAGTATCTTTAATAGATACTGCACTGATAATATTACCGCCTTTTATCATATGCTTAAGCCATTGATAACTGCATATTTAAGAATATTATCAGTACACTACCTACTAGAGATAGCATGACCTTTTCATATTAGTATGAAATACTGACAGTTTCCTAACTGACAATCACCTAAACTTGTTCAGCCTAACTTCGTTGTGCTTGGTCTAGCAAGGTGAAGCTGTTTTACCTAATGCTTTTTATAAGCACCATAGAATAGATATATTTGCTAAATTTAGACTTCACTTTCCTAATACCTTAAAAGTGTAATTATAGGTTCTAATATATATCTGCTCTATGCTACCTATAAAGGTAACGCTTAATATTCTTTGACAATTTGTTAAATAGTGCTTCTCACACTAATTTATTATGAACAATTATTATTCAGTCAATGGCAAGTATTAGTCCTGATAAGGAGCGACCTTATTTCCTCTAATACCTAGTATAAATACCCTAGACCATATTGGATTCATTACCAACATTTTTCACACACATTAGGTTAAAATTTTTTATTTAGCTTTTTTTCAAAAATTTCTATCATATACTAAACTTGCAGATTTGTGCTACTCAAACTAGGCACTAGTCTTATACATATATTTCTATATTTCAACTGCAACAATCGATTTATAGTATCTTATTTTCACTCTATATCACCACAATATAGTATTACTAATAAGTTATCGTCCTATTTTCCATAGGCGGTTTTGATTATCGGCGACTAGACCTCTATACCTTATAACATTTCATAACAAACCACTATTATCTCTTTCCCTACATTTTGTAAGTCTCAGCTTTTTAAATGAGTTTCCTCTCAGCTCACTCAATCCATTACAAATTCGCACTCATAACTAATAAGAACAAGATAACATCCATACTACATTGCATTGTAGTCTGTCATATGGTTTATTTAACAAATTGTCAAAGAACATTAATTTTGGTTGCTCTTCTAGGATTCGAACCTAGACTCTTCGCATTCAAAGTGCAATGTGTTGCCAATTCCACCAAAGAGCAATATTAGAGAAAAGCACGAAAGGAGATAACTGCTTTTCTCGTAGAAAGGAGGTATGCTTTTACATACTGTAGTAAAAATACTACACTCATACTATATCAATGTTTCTACTGAACTTTTAATGAATTTTTATAATTTTTTTCAAATTTTGATAATAATTTTTATAAATTGCTCTTTCAGTAAAAGGTTTTATATCATTTTTATAATTTTCATCAGCTACTTTTTGTATAGCTTTATTAATTGACATCCCATTCAAGTAATACAAATATATTCTATACTCTATACTATTTTTAGATAATTTTGATAAGTTAAATTTGCATTCTTCAAGTAACTTTTCCTTTTCATTTATCTTATTAATTATTTCTGGATTATTATTATCTAATTTTTTCAATATATCTATTTCAATTATTAAATCATTAATATATGATATACAATCCATTTATACCCCTTCTTTCGTTTTAATCTAAGAAATTATCATCAATTTCAACTTTATTTCCAAAATCTTCATATGGATCTGATTCTGCTTCTTCAGTATTAGTTTCATCACTTGCTCTTTTACTGCCCAAGAATTGTACATTACTTGTCATTATTTCAAATGATGTTCTATTATTTCCGTCTTTATCAGTATAATTATTCATACTAATTGAACCATCAACAAGTATTAAACTACCCTTATTTTGATAGCTAACAAGATTTTCAGCAGGTTTTCCCCAAACCGTTACAGGAATAAAATCTGTACCTTCATTCATTCTATTTACTGCTAGATTAAATCTGCAATATGCTTTATTTGAACCAGTATATCTTAATTCTAAATCTGTAGATATTCTTCCTACCAAAGTTACTTTATTAAACATCTAATCCCAACTCCTTTAATGTGTATTCTTTTTTTATTTCCATGCCACTATACATAGTTCCTTTTTTAAAACATGGTAATGCAATTACATCATTATTTAAATTTATATAAATAAATTCATTTTCACTCCAAAACCAAGTTGCTTTAGAAATATATCTAACTCTATTTTTAAATGGTCTAATAACAGCTTTTAAATATCTTTTTTCTGTGTCATCTAGTATTTCTTTTTCTTGAATAAAACCATTTTCTACTTCTATTGTCCCTGTATAATTGTTTGGCAATGATTTAAAATGTTTTTGTTTTACTACATATTCAATATCTTCTAGGCGAAACACCCATCGAGGAAATCCTCTACCGTCGTCTTCTTTAATTGTAAAACCATTTCCAAGAGTTATATTAGATACAGTAACAATCTTACCAATATATTTATCCATCATACCGTCACTATTCCATCCTTTACCTCTTCTGTTTTTTAATTTTACTTTATCTCCAACTTTTAATTTCATTATTTAATCACCAATTTACCTTTCTTATCAATAATTCCATATCTTGTTAGTATTTCTTCAACTTCTTCTTTTGTTTTAGCGATACCAACATGTGCTTTTACTGTTTTAACTAAATCGTTTATTTCGCTTAATTTATTTTCTTTTTCATCAATTAATTTATAATAATCATCGTTTCGAAAATTTTTATTTGTATAATATTTTGCTTCACTTGGCCCACCAGTTGTTCTTAATTGCATGTCAGCATCATCAATCATATCTAGATTAATTAAAATTTTACTTTTTTCTTCTTCTGTAAATTGAGATAGATATAATTCATCGCAATCTTTTTCAAATTGTTCTACTAGCTCGTTATATTTATTAATAACATCACATTTTTTTCTTAATTCTTCTACCTTTTCTTTTGTTTCTTTTTCAATACTTTCTCTATGCTTATTTGCATATAAATCAATTAAATTAATACTTTCTATCATTTTATTTCCTTCTTTCTTTGTTATTGGGTTTTCTTTTTCCCATATTCCTAAAAACATTCGACTAAAATTTTCCTGATTTGGTAACATTTTATTTTCATCTAATGTTTTTAGCCATTCATATAATTGTTCATTTTTGTTGATTACCATATTTGTTGTTATATACCTATCATCGTTTTTGGCAGTTGTTAACTTTATTTTATTTGCAGATATTCTTATTTCGTTTGCATCTAATTCCATACTTCATCCTTTATTAAATTAAATCCACATGGTTCTATACAATTTATAATTTCTTTAAAATCTTCTTTTGCTTGATTATTAAGTTGATTACCATATTTATCAAACCATTCTTTAAAATTTTTATAATCGCTATATTCATATTCATACCAAGCATCATCAACTTTATCTCGATTATCTTTTTCTTTTTTTACCTCTTGAATAACATTTGATGAATATGTTAATTGTGAATTTAATATATCTGCATATATCTTGTGTGGAACTTCTTTTATTTCTTTATCCGTTTTTCTACCAACATATTCAATTAAATCTGAACTACTTTTATTGATAACAATATCTTCTTCTTTGATATCAAATCTATTCATTAGATGTTTTGCATATTTTTCTTTGAATTCATCATCAAATTCAATATTTTCATCTTTGATGTATTCACCATCTCGACCTTTGCCATCAATAACTTCATCAACAAATGCAAAATTATCAACGCAACAAGCAACCGATAACGCTGTTAATCTTTTTAATTCATAAATATTTATAGATTTTCTATCTCTATCAAGTGATACATAACAAGGTTTAAAATTATAACCATAATCAAAATTATCATCTTCATATACTGGAAGCCCATCAACAAACACTTTTCCTTTGTAATCAGAATCCGTTAATATTTCTCCATAGCTTGTTTGAATTGAATTATAAGCTTGTTCATTTAATCCTAAAAACTCATTTTCAAGTTCATCTAATTCAGAACTATCAAATCCTGATATTTCAAATGTTAAATCATCTCCATTGCCTTCTGTTTCAGTAATACATAATACTTCACACTCAAAATTATCCGAATATTCAAAACTTGGTATCCAATTTTTATTTCCATTTTTTATAAATACTTCTTTATCGTCACGAAGTAATACTAACAATGCTAATTTATAACCTTCTCCAAATTGGCCTATTTTATCTAAATCATCTTTTTTAGATGTGTTTCCAAGCAACAATGTATAACTTGGTATTGAAGTGTTTTTATTTGTTATTGTAATTGTTCCTGAAGATTTATCAATATCAACAATATCTTCTCCATTGCTATCTTTAGCATTTTGTAATAATTCTCTAATTGCTTCTTCTATTCCCCAACTAGATACATAATTTCTTGAAAGACTTAATTCATACTTCTTCATTATTCATCACCCTTCATATATTTTTCTTGATAATAAGGACAAAACTTACAACAAGAACAATATTCAAGACATTTTTTATCTTCGCCAATTCGTTCTTGAATTTCATATACATTTGGATATTTTTTTTCCAAATTATCTAAATGTTTTTGTGCCTCTTCTAGTGTTTCATGTATTTTAGTTGCTCTCTTATTACCTTTTTTAATAACTATATATTTGTTTCCATCATTCCACCTTTCTTCCATGCTACACATTGGAAGTTCTTCATCCGGAACATCTTCGTATTTTTTTAATTCTAAGAATCTATTTTTTATAAATTCTTCTATATCTTTAAAATCCTTATCAGTAAATTTAAAATTCAATTTTTGAACTTGAAATTGTGGATATTTTCTGTCAAACTTTGCTTTTGATTTTTGCCAATCACGAAGCAATGCTATTATTTGACCTTTATTAATTTCAAATCCTAATTTTCTAAATAACCAAGCATAGATTAATAATTGTAGTCTATAATCTTCAAAATCTTTTTTTAATATTTTGCATGTACTTGTTGTTTTGTAATCAATAATCGTTTTAGTAGCAACATCAACTAAATCAGCCTTTCCACTTAAAAAATATCCTTTTAATTCATCACAAATTATTTCTAAATCTTGCTTTAAATATTCCTCTTTGAATTGATTATCATTTTCTTTGGAATTTTCTAGTATTGAATGAAATGCCGTTCCAAATAATGCCCATATCAATTCACTACAATCTTGTTCTATTTCATCATTGTATTTTCTTTTTAAGATAACTTGTCTAACTGGATTAAGTATTGTTGTTACTGAATATTGATGTTCTTTTGGCTGATAATCACTACATAATGCATTGTATATTGGTTCTGGTAAATTAAGTTTATTTGTTAATGCCATTATTCACCAACTTTTTTCTTTAGCAAATCAATCATCTTATTTGCGCTTTCTTTTGTTAATTCTTTTGAAGATTTAATTTTATACTGATTGTATACATTTTCTTTTGCTTTATCGTTTGTAAAATTTTTAAATACTTGTGATTCTGATTTCTCAATTTTAGTAAATAATGTGTGAATTACTTTTATTTGATTTGCATCAATCATTTCAACTGGCTTGTCTACTTTTTTTGTTTCAGTCTTTGTTACTGTTTTAGAATAGCCATAACTAAATACAATATTGCCTTTGCTATCAGCAATTTTAATCTTTTCTATTTTTTCAGTTTCTTCATTTGTTGATATTTCAGCAACTGTAAATTTTTCATATTTATTAGTTAAATCATATTTACCTTTATCATTTTTCTTTGTAGGAACACTAGCAAAATAAAATATTCTTGTATATAATTCTCTACCTATACCAACATTAAATCCTGCTCTTTTAAATGCATCACTTGCTTCACCTTTTTCTTTTTCACTAAAAGACTCTGTTCCACAGTCACATTTATCAATCCATTGTTGTTTTTCATCATCATAAATTGATATTGTACAAAATAAATTTCCTTTTATTTCTTCATATCTATCTTTCCATCCGAAGATTCCGAATGTTTCATCAAGTATTCTTTTATCACATCTACTGTCTTTATAAAGCAATAATTGTGCCCCTTTTTCAGTAATTTGTTGAACTCTTATTTCAATTTCTTCTGGTTTCAAACATCTTATTTTCTTTTCCAATATTTCACGCTCCTTTTTCATTCAGTTTTATAAATTTTTGTACTAATCTTAATAGATCTATTTTAGTCATTTTTACATATTGAATTTGATTTGTTTTCTTCTGTTCAAAATCAGTTTTGATTATTTCTCGAATTAACCAATCATAACTATATTCAATATTATTTCCTAATTGATTCATTTGTTTGTTTTTCCATTCTTTTTATTTTTCTCTCAAATCTCATGTTTCTTTTATTTAATTCTTCATTTTTTGTATTTAAAGAAGTACATTCTTCTTGTGTTTCAGCAAGTTGTTTTTTTAAATCTTTTTTGTCTTTCGAAAATTCTTCACACAATTTTTGATACTTAACATATAAATCAAATTGTTCTGACTTCTGTTCTAGTAAATTCACATATTTTTTGTTAACTTCTTCTAGGCATTCTAATAAGTTATTATATTTTTGCTCTATTTCTTTTTTGCCTTTTTTTATTTTCGAATTCTCGTTTATCAAAGAATTTTTATTATTAAACCAATCAAATAATTTCATTTTAATTCTCCTTTTTCAAAATCAATTTTATAGTTTCGTTTTCGTTGGAAAGCTAGGTTACATGCTCTCGCTTTTTTTAACATATTTAACGCTCTTTTTTTATAATCTCTTATTGCTTCTTGCGCTTCCTCATAATCAGTTGTAGCTTTATATCCTTTAGAATTAGAATGGGTTATATAATAAGGGGCTTCATCATTTATAAATTTTTCATTCCATTTTTCAACTTGAATTCTCCATTCCCTTGATGTTATATTAATTCCCCATTCACGATGAAGTTCTAAAATTATATCTTTTTGCTTTTTCCAATCTGTTAAATCAATTAGTTTTATCACGTTAATACCCTATTCTTTCTTAACAAATCTTCAACCTCATATTCTGGTTCCAAGCCTTTATGAGTTAATATTGAATTTTTTAAACTGCGTTTTAATATGTCATTTTTATCAATATGATCATATAATTTGTTACAAAAATCCCAATAATATTTATCAAACTCTGATTTATTTGCCTTTGCCAATTTTTCTTTATTCAATTTTTTATTAAAATACTTTTCAGACATATTGCATAAATATTCTGTTGAACTACAACGTTCATAATGTTCATTGTAATTATCAACATTAACAACCTGACCACATATTTGACATCTAATTGCAATTCCATCTGCTTTTATTTTTTCATCATGTGATTTTAAATATTTTGTCAAATAATACACATCTGGATATTTTCCAAAATTATCACCGTTTTTAAAATATTCATCTAGTTTTTTATTTACATCATCATAGTCATATGGTTCTAAAACTCTATTCCATTCGTTAATAACAACGTTTGTTATTAGAAATGATTGTCTATATGCTTGTATTTTTTCAAGCAGATCAGATACTTCTTTTCTACTCATTTTCAAGTTCCTCTCTAGCTTTTCTTAGAGCTTCTTGACTAATTTCATAATTTGATTTATAAGTTTTCACATTATTTTGTTTCTCTTGTTGATTCTTTTCCCAATTTCTAACAGTTGCTTTCCAATCTTTCATAGAATTACGTCCAACTTTCCATCCATTAGATTCATAATAATCAATAAATTTTTCAGCATTAATACTATTTTTTCTATCTATGCAATACTGTTGCACTTCTTCTAAAGTTGGTTTTTTAAATTTGTTTGTTTCTAACTGCTCTACTTGAACAATTAAGTCGCTTCTTCCAATTTTAGTTAAATACATTCTTGCATGTTGTCCACAAAAATATGAATTTCCAATTTTTAATTTAGCTTTTTTTGAACACTCGCATTTTGAGTTTGTTATTCCCATACAAGTTTGATAACTTGTTAAAGGGACTATAGGGATTAAAGAATTATTTAATAGATGAATTTCTTTAATAGATGAATTATTTTGTTCTATCGTTGAAGATATAAGGGTTCTATCGTTTGAGATAGAAGGTTCTATCGTTGAAGATATTAGTTTTAAATAATTATTACCAAACGTATAATAAGAATAATTCCCTTTATCTTTTACATTTTTATGTTTCAAAACATCTGCATCACACATTTTTTCTAATCTTCTATATAATGCTAATTTTTTTATATTTAATATTGGTAATGCCTCTAATAAACTATGATAATTAACCCAAAAATAAATTTCGTTATCTATTTCTTTTTTTGTCATTTTAGGTTCAAAATCAACTATCCATCTAAGTATTACTAAATCAACTATATCTAAATTACCTAATTTTATTACTTCTCTTTGATTAAATCCTTCTATTGTATATTTCAT